TTCCCGCTGGAGGAAGTTGCCGTTTTTATGGTGCTGATGTCAGTCGCCTTGCAATCCATTGATAATGCTTGATTGTAGCGCAATAAGCAAGAACACGCAATTCCCAAATTCGCAATTTTGACTCTCTTTCCGTCGCACGAAGTAGTCAAAACGGGGGTCAAAAATCCCCTCCATATTGCATTCATGGAGGGGATTTTTGTCAAGCGTTTTTCTGCGAGATGATTTGCGCCCACTTCTTCGCGTCCTGCACACGCTTTCGTTCCTCCGGCGTGTTGACGCTGATGGAATGAAGCGCCGTCTCCACCTGCTGGATTGTCGGCACTGTGTCCAAGTCCGCGCTATGCGTCATAAGGACAACCGCATCCCGACGTTTCTTGTCATCGGCGGATTCCTGCATACTCTGTGCATCGGTTTTCGGGGCTGACCGCGCGGCGAGGTACTCACGCACTGTAATCAGCGCCGCCAAATCGCGGATGTTCTGCGGATTGTTGCCCTCTTCGATTGCCTTTTCAATCTGCCCATCAACCCACGTCAGCGTAACCACGCAGCCAGCCCCTTTCCGTTATGCTTCTTTCAGTTCTTCAAGCGCCCGCCGAATCACGTCACGCTTTCCCGGCTCGATGGTGCGCATCAGCTCTTCCAACTCGTCCATCAAGCGCTTGTCCGTGCCGTCGTGGCGGCTGTACCGTCCGCGCATATCGCGCCCACGGCGGCTGTATCGGTCATCGCGATACATACCGTCATAGCTTCCGCGCGCTTCCCAGTCGCCGCCGTTATTGCTATACCCGTCCGCTTCCAGCATCTCAATCTTGTCGATATTTTTGATGGTGTCTGTCAGCTTGTGAACGGCTTCGAGGTCACCAGCAGACATATCCTGCTTTTCCGCAATCTCTTGCAGCTCTTCACAGAGTTTTTCTTTAAGCTCATGCAGATATTTCATTGCGTTTCTCCTTTCCTCACGCAACGCGCGTGACAATCAGGTTGGCATTCTGCACGTCAATATCCACGCCAGCGGTATTTTTGACGCTGATTGTCGTGCAGCACCCCGCCGGAACGTCCACAAAGGTATCAATGCTGACGTTCTGGTACTGCGCCGCCGCAGCAGGGGTGACGATGGCGGTAGAAGCCGGAAGCGCCTCCCCTGCGATTGCAAGCGCAACGGAGATAGCTCCGGCAGTGCCGCCCGTCGGAATGGCGATATTGCCACCAAAGTTGACGCGGAAACGTGCGCGGCACTGTCCGTTTGTGATGCCCCGCAGCGTTACGATGCCAGAACCTTCACGATGGACGATGCACCGCGTGGCGCACACAGGCGTGGCAGTAAAAAGGACATTGTTGCCATTGGCGACGGTTTGAGCCGCCGCCGCAGTATATTCAGCCATGTTTTTTCTCCTTTCAGCGGCAGGGCGCGAATCAATCAACGCCCCGCCGCTTTTTCAGTTGCCGTTATCGGCTCATCCTGCACAGGCAGGAAGCTGTCTGGAGCTTAACCAGCGCAATACTGCGCCTGATTGCAGCAGAACGGGTTGGCTACCGTGTACGCCGGAACGGGGCAAGGACGAATCGTATTCACCAGATACTGGTTCTGTGCTGCCTGAGACGCGGCAAGCTGCAAGCCGAAAATCTGCTGGTTCTGCGCCGCAATCTTTTCGTCCTTCGCCTCGATGCGCTGTGCCGTCAGTGCGTCAATCACCGCTCGGGCGTTAGCGTTGGCGTTGTCCAAAATGTCGCGAACGCCGCTCTGAATGGTGTTGCGAGTGTCGCAAGCCTGAGTGGCAAGGTTGTAGTTCACGCCCTGAATCGCCGTTTGCGTCTTGCAGCAGCAATCCGCCGCCTGTGCCTGCATTGCGTTAAGCTGCTGCATCAGCGCGGTTTGCTGATTGGCGCGGGAGAGTTCCGCCTGAGCGAAGCCGTTAGCCATCTGCATCTGTACGCCATTGGTAAGTTGCGCCTGTGCATAGAATCCATCACACAAGCCGCTGTTCACGTTGTCGATTTTCCGCTCGATATTGGCGAAGTCGGAGGTGAGGACGTAACCGTCCATGACAGAACCCTGTCCACCGTTGCGATTGCCAAAGCCGCCCCATCCGTTATTGCCCCAGCCGCAGAAAACGAAGAGGAAAAGGATGATAATCCAGTATGCGCCATTGCCACCGAAGAAGCCGTCGCCGTTCTGGTTGCTGTTTCTGCCGGAAAGCAGAGCCACGTCAGAAGCGGAGAGTTCCGAAGTCATGCTCATTGTTTTTCTCCTTTCGGAATTTTAAAGTATATGCTAAATTGTTGCGCAACAATGATAGCCAAAGTTAAGAACCGAGGAACGCTTGAAACATTTGCGCCGCCTGTTGCAGCTGATTAAGCTGGTTTTGCGAGATTTTGCCGGATGCAATCAGCTTGCGCACCTCCTGCTCCGGGTCGCCCTGAAACGTCGCCTTGAACTGCTGAAACTGCTGCATCATCTGCTGAAAATTTCCCAGCGCTCCGGGCATCTGCCCGCCGCCAAGTGCATTAAACAGTGGGTTCATCCTGCGTTACCCCCTTCTTCTTGCGCCCTTCCAGCGCTTCAAGGCGCTTCGTCAGCGTGTTAAGTTCGTCCCGCGTCACATACTCCGGCGCGTCCTGCGCGCTGCTGGATGGCTTTACGGATGCGTTGCGCTCCACGTAGTCAAACGTTCGCATGGACGGCATTCCCGCCGCGTCCGCTGACTTGATGTAAAACGTCTGCTTCTCGCTGTCCATCAGCAGCACGCTCGAACCGTTGGCGACAAGGTAGCTCTTTGCTCCGGCTTCACCCTGCACCCAAATCAGTCCGTTGCTTGATGGCTGCGCTGGCTGCTGCATCATCGGCTGCTGTGCTGCTCGAAGCTGCGCAAGCTGGTCTGGCATTGCCGTCTGCTGCGCGTTATAGTACGGAATCTGTGGATAATATTGTGGATAACCATACGCCATACATCAATCCTCCCTCTCCCAATAGTACGCTGGTATTTCCGCGCCGCTGTCCCATGCGTCGTACCAATCGCCATCAATGGAGCACACAACGTGGTCGCCGATACCGAGGACGTAGACCCCGCGCGGATGGTCACGGCAGAAATCCGCGACAGTATAGCAGATTGGACAAGTATCCGGCAGGGCGTGGCGCGAGAATCCGCGCTCATGCAAGTACCGTCCCCAAACGTGGTTGGCGTTTGGCATATCTCCGCAGTCATAGCCCAGCGCACAGAGCGCTGCATAGGTGCTTCCCCACGTCTCTCCTGCTGCCTTGGATGCTGCGCGGACAGCGCAATCTCCGACGCGCAAGCCGCGCGGATTAGGGTTGTAGTGGATATACACCGCACCACCTCCTACTGATTATAGTATAGGCGATTCGGACGGTTGTGGAGTGCAAACAAAACGCGAGAAAGTTGCAAAAAACTTGCGAAAAATCTTGAAAAAGTGTTGACAAGTTGCACAACTCGTGCTATAATACATAGTGTCAAGGGGCGGTACAAAACAGAGCCCCGGACGGAAAGAGGTAATGACCATGGCAAAAGCAATTGCCACCTACAAATGCCCTGATTGCGGCGCTACCGTTGAACGCCGCATTGACGGCTTCAATCGCCGGGACGCGGACAGCAAAAAGGAATGGGCGGAAGCTCATCCCCTTCTTTGCGCCGACTGCTACCGCAAGCAGCAGCGCAAGCAGCAGCGCGAAGCGGCGGCGGCATTGAGCCTTCCGACAATTCATGGCGTGAGCGACAAGCAAGTCGAGTACGCCACAGACCTCCGTGCGAAATTTGTTGCGCAGAACGAAAAGACAGTCGCGGATGCTATCGCTACCCGCGACGACCCCGATAAGCAAGCTGCGATTGCGGCGGCGGCGGAAAAAGCAGGTGTGAGCATAGAGGAATTTATTCGCCAAAACCTTGACAAGTTTCCGTACAAGTGGCTATATGCTGCCTATGTCGTCTCAACCGCCACCGAGGCGAGGGACATCATCGATACGCTTACAGCCCGCTAAGACGAGTTCGACGCATGGTCTGCAAAGCGCGATTGGAGGACGCGGAAGCAACCGCAACGCGTCGAAATCATTTTAGGCGATGAAAGGAGCAGCACAATGAAGAACGCAGGGCGCGTCAGCGTTGACCTTGCGCCAATCGTAGCGCGCGCAATGGCATTCCTCAACCCCGACGCGGTGGAGCGGTTTTATGCGCTGTCACCAGCGAAATACTATGCGGACACCATGCGCGGCGCTGGCAAGTCGTCTGTCGCAATTACTGCCGGACGCGCGGAACAGCAGATTGTTTCCGCTCACGCGCTGGGCATTCTCCGCGCCGCCGAGGAAGCCACCATTCGCGGACTTCTCCGCGCGGTTGACCGCAAAACATACGATAAAACGCATGATGCCATTAAGTCATCCCCGCAGGGCGCGGAAATTTCGCTTGATTCCTGCCTGATTTTCGACAAAAATCTCGATACTGCGCTTTATCGCACGATGCTTGCATTCTTCCAGATTCTTGTTTCCGGAAGAAAAGTCGCCAGCAATGACAGCTTCGCCGACCTCTCGGACTGGCTTTTGTTGCAGTCTAACATCAAAAGCATCCGAAAAGAGCAGACGACCTCGGACGATAAAAAAGTCCTGCAAAAACATTTGGGAAAGCTGCCTGTCGCTGGCTTCGGCGACCTGTACGACCGTTTTGCCGTGGAAGCGATTGACGAGTTCGCGCTCATGTACGATGGCGCTGGCATTGATGTCTCGGATTACACCGCGGACATCCGCATCAATGCGGACGATGCCGCTATCATTCTTTCCGACACACCCGAAAAAACGGCGCTCAATGCCGCGTCGCTGATGGTTGCCCGTGCAATCCAAAAGGACAAGGCATTTTGCATCAACAAAATCCTTCGCGGCGACGCTGCCGCCTTGGAAGCAGCGCGAATCGCGCAGGAAAAAGCCGAGCAGCGCGCCGCCGCCGCAGAAAAGCGCATTGCCGAGCTGGAAGCTGCCATCCGTCAGCAGGAGAAAGACGCGCAGAAATCATTCGCCGCCCTCCAAACACATGAAGCGGATGCGCAGGAGCTGACCGCCCTTCGCGACGCGCTCTGGCGCAGCGCACAGGAAGACACGCAGGAAGCCCCCGGCGACACGCAACGCCCCAGAATCATTCCTGACGGTGTTGTCATCGTCGGCGGGCATCCCGCATGGGCGCGCCGCCTGACCGAGCGTTTCCCTTCCATCCGCGCCTATCCGCACGGCACGACCTGCCCGGAAAGCGTCATCCGCAGTGCGTCGGAATTATGGATTCAGGCGGCGTATATGTCGCATACCGAGTTTTACGCCGTCATCGACGTTGCGCGCGGTTGCGGCATTTCCGTCCATTATTTCAGCGGCGCAGGCACGACAACGGCAATTGATAATCTGCTTAAATGATAGGAGGATAAAAAATGTTAAAAAAAAATGGAAATCGGATTGTTAAGAACGTCATTGTGACGCACGAGCAGAATGAGCAAATTAAGGCGATTGGGCAGCGAATTGGGCTAAGTGATTCGGCGGTTGTCCGCCTTGCCCTATCGCAGTGGCTTGCGGAAAGAACGCAAAAAACTTGCGAAAAATCTTAAAAAACTATTGACAAGTTACACAACTTGTGCTATAATAATTATGTCAAGGGGCGGTACAAAAAATAAAGCCCCTAGACAGAAAGAGGTAACGTATGGATTGCAAGGAAATCATGGAGATTGCAGATAACATGGACGTCGAAGCTACGGCGGAAAAAATTCTTGCGGAGATGGAAAAGGCAAAGGAAGATGAATGCTTGAATTTTTACGACTGGGGTCTTCGCAACGATGACCGGGAGTTCTGTGTTGGAGATAGCATCCCCAACTCGTACAATTGGTACGACGGAGAGATGAGCGATGAGGAACTTGATGGCGTCTGTGCAACGCAAATTGTTATCGCAAATTCGCGTGAAAAACAGCTCAAGAATATCGCGCGGGCGTTGCGCATTAACAAGGTGTATTATAATGAGCACCTGTACCTGATGCGCTGCGATGGAGACAATAGCCATATTGGCGAGGACGAGCAGGAGATTATCATGCGCGATGCAGAGGTCGTTGCGGTTATTAGATAATCGGCAGGGGGTGTCGAGTTGAATAATATTTGCCCAATATGTGGTGGGCGCGTTCCCGATGGTCGGCGGATTTATTGCAGCGAAGGGTGCTACAAAATAAGCGAGAAACGTCGCCAGCGCGTCGGGACTGGTGCTCAAAGTGGGAATCCAGAAATGGTGCATACATTTACTTGCCCGGACTGCGGAAAAGTTGTAACCCGTCCGACAAAGTGCACACGCTGCGAAGAATGTCAGGACGCAGCGAATCGGCTGCATAACGCAATTTACAGGCGAAGCGGCGCAAGAAGACCGCTTGGAAGCACGGATAAGTGCGCGCGATGCGGGAAAGAGTATATTGTCTTTGGCGGAAAGCAGAAGTACTGTCCAGCATGTAAGGAGAGTGCAACTGCGGAAGCAATTCGGGAACAGCGACGTGCGTCAATGGAAGAAAAGCGCAATAACGCTGTCACCGGAAATATCATAAGAGAGCGAAAGCGAGTTGTTCCGAAGGAGAAAATTTGCAAGTACTGCAAAAAGACATTTTCTGTCGTCGGAAATGGAGAATATTGTTCAGAAGAATGCCGCCTTGCTGCTAAAAAGGAGTATCTAAAAGAATATGACAAGGCGCGTGCCGAACAAAAACGTGCGGCACAAAAAGCCCGCTACGAATCGATGACTTCGGAACAACGTGAAGAAGCAAATCGCAGAGCCAGAGAAAATTATAGGAAACGCAAATCAAAGGAACATATTACAAAGTAGATATAAAGAGGACACCATGCCGGAAAAGCAAAAAGAACAGCTCATTTCACAAAGCGGCGTATTGTCTATGGGCTTCACAAAGTCCATGATAGACAAGCTGCTGCCGCCGCCTATCCTTAAGCGGAATCCACATTATGCGTCCTCCGCGCCCATGAAGCTTTGGCGCGAGGATGATGTGCGTTCCGTCATGGGGACGCAGGAGTTCCAGACGATGGCGGCAAAAGCAGCCGCACGGAAAGCGGCATCCGCAAAAGCCGTCGAAACGAAACGCAAGAACGCCGAAGGCATTGCCGACAACCTCATTGCATCCATCCACGTTACGCGCTGGGATATTCCCGTGCTGGAAGAGGCGACGCTGAACGCAAAGCAAGAATGGTTTCTCGAACACGGCAATGTGGATATGGCGACCCCAAACACCGAGACGCTGGAACGCTGGATGGTTAATTTCGTCCGTCATAACCTTTGCGAGTATGACGACAAATTGATTGACCTTTTCGGGCTTGTCGGCAAGGAAGAGCTGTACCATCGCCTAAAAACCGAAACCCTTGCGAAAATCGCGGAGGTGTATCCGGAACTTGACGTTGAGTGCAAGCGTCAGGCGCAAGAATAGTGTACAACAAAAAAAAGACCGGGACATTACGTCCCGGCTTTCTTTATATTCCTTTTTGGTAAAATCTCGGAGTATTTCTGCGCTTCGTCGTACTTGGTTTTCAGCGTGTGTATAATATAGTCAATCTTGCGAATGCTCATATTGTACTGCATTGATTGCTTTGTTCGTGTCCAGCCTTTTGCCCGCGACCTGATAATCAGTTCTTCTTCGTCTGACAAACAGGCTTCATCCACAAAAGCATCAACAACCGCTTTTGTCCATACGACTTCGCGGCTCATGCGTTACTCCTTCTGTTTATCCTTGCCATCTACGACTGCCGCCGCGTCCGTCATGCCCTCACCGATGATGTAGGCGATGACCGTAGCACCCGCCATGATGATGCTGCCGACCTGTGTTGCGGTTTCATCCGCCACGCCGAACGCCATAATCAACATGGTCACAAAGGACACAACCGCCGCCCAGAACTTGCGGCTCGTCAGTTTGCGCTTCAAATTTTCGCTCATTTTGCATTTCCTCCCTTTAGGGCGTTTCCCCTCAACCAATTATCAATTTCCCTGCTTGCCGCCGTCATTTCGTCGGCGTTGCCGTTGTGTAACTCATGCTCCAAAAGTGCCTGTACTCCGGCGCACGTTACCATCAGTCCGTCACGCATGCCGCCGATGCGCTCTTCGTGCCCATCAAGGCGGCGCTTGTCTGTGTCCAGCTTGCGATTGATGTCTGATACGCTGGATGCCAGCGCGTTTGTTGGCTGCTCCTGTCGCTTGCGTTCGTCCCTCACATTTTTTCGCGCGGTGTAAAATGTATTGTATGCTCCCAGCAAGACGAGAATCACGCCCAGCGCCAGAATCAGTTTATCGGCGGTGATGTTCTCCATCTCAACCTACCCCGCCTTCCAGTGCTGTGACGCGTTCCTCCAGCTTTTCGATGCGTTCCGCAAGCTCAGAGACCGTGGGTGTTTCCGTTTTGGAAATACCCACATCGACAAACTCCTCCATCATGTAGCCCTGATTTGCCTCCGTCTCGATGTGCAGCCAACCGCCACTATTCCCGATGACGTTGACGGAAGTGCCGATTTTGACTTTTTCCAGCACCTTTGCGGATTTGCTCGGCTCTGCGCGAAGGTTGACCGTGCTGCCGCTCTGCGCGGTAACACGTCCGACGCAGATAACATCGTTGTTATCATCCACCATTGGTGTATCCTCCTTGTATTCGACTTTTTTGAGGCATCCTGCACACGTCCACGACTTGACGGGAGAAGCGACGAAGCCCGTCGCGCTGCTTTGCGCATTGAGAACCTTGCCGTCCTCACCCATCAGCCCGATGTGGTAAAAATCCCTCAAGTCGCCGTTGTAGTATTTGCCGCCCTGTTTGTAGCCAGACGGCAAGGCATACCGCGAATCACCCGGATTCCGGCACTTAAAAACAGCCATTCCGGGCTTTGCGGCGGAAATCGGGACAAGCTCAACAATTTCCGTCCGCGCAATGCGGTTGCTTCCGTGGTAGATGTGCTGTCCGTGCTGACGGTATGACCACACAAACGCGCCGGAGCAGTCAACGTTTCCCGTCTCCGCTGCGCCAGCCGTATACTTCCAGTGCTCGTCAAGCATCCGCTGGAAGTCGCCCAGAATGGCGGATACTGCGATTTTGGGCATGATGACACCTCCTCAAACTTGGTACTAACTTGGTACTAACTTGGTACTAACTTGCAACTTGCGTGCAACTTAAAAAATGCCGATTTTTCGGCATTTGTGCAGTGCTAAAAGTCGAGATTGCAACTTGCTTACAACTTAATTGCAACTTAATTGCAACTTAATTGCAACTTAGATTGCGTTTTCTCCCTCATTTTCCGCTGCGTCCAGCGAATCATAGTACGCCTGTGCCAACGTCTCAATTTCGGCGATGTCGTTCTCGCCAAACAGACCGTTATCGAGGTGGGCATAAGCCTTATCGAGCCAGAATGCCACGTCGCGCCCAGCGGAAATCTCGCGCTTAATCGCGCGCAGCGTCAAATCATGCCGTGCCTTACTATTGATTGCCATAAAGATACCCCCTTAATTTTGCGTCATGGATGCAATCGCATCCTCAAGATTTTTGATTACCATGTTCACGTCGCGCTGATACGTTGCCGTCGCGCCAGCGCCGCCGCTTGCGCTGATGACGGTCGTCGGGGCATAGGTGGTCAGCGCTTTGTACGCGGCAATTTCAGCAGCGGAAAGGGCGGTTTCGACGGGTGTTGCAAGCGACGTCCAAACATATACCTCTTTCGCGTCGAGGAATGCTTTGAACTCATCAAGTGTTGATGCGCCTTTTTGTGCGTATGCAAAGCCGATGAGGTTGTTTTGATTGGCGATAGCGCCGCCGATGACTTCCGAACCTACCGTGGTGGAAAAGTGCGTACAAAGAACATTTGTCGCAGAAGTGCCAGCGAACCAAGCAAAGTATCTATCAACCTTTTGTCCGGACGTCTGCCAGTTGAGCGAAGACGTCACCTTGATTTTGGTGATGCGCTGCACGCGCACCCCGCGCGCCAAGTCCACCTCATCGCACACCCACTGCTGCCCGTTCTCGTCCGTGTAGTTTCCGCCGGATGTGACCGGGATGCCCGGCAGCGCGTTCGGCGTTTGCAGCGTTAGCGTCTGCGAATTATTCGCGCCGTCCGACACCGTGACCACCACCGTTCCGCCGTCACCCGCGCTGACAATCGGCACGGGCGCAGTCGGGAGCGGCGTGCCGTCCTGCGTGCTTTTGCCGCAGACACGCAGTCCGACAAAAGGCGCGGCGAAAGAATCCGTCGCAGTAATCGACGCGCCGGACACACTGCCAGATAACACATTCGCGCGCGCGGAAAGCGTGTTGGCGGTATTCGTGACCGCGCGGATAGCGTCGCCAGCAGCTTTCGCGTCCGCCGCGCGGTTCTCCAGCGCCAGCGTCTTGTCCGTCACCAGCGGCGTAGGAATCCCACCGTTTGCGCCTGTGCCGTAAAGCGCCTGAATCACACCAATCGTGCTTGCATCAACCATTAGTTGCCACCTCCCAATTTCACCCACGCGCCCTGCGCGTCCTTCTGCCACATCGAGCCGAACCCGGCGGTGTACGCCAGACTGCCGATGCTTCCAGACTTCCCCGGTTCTGTGCCATTGGAGATGTCGGCGCCGTTATCCAACATCCACTCAACATAGTCCGTGTGGATAGTCTCGCCGTTATTCCTGCGGATTAGATTCCACGCCATTTTGTGCCGCCTCCTTAATTGTGATGATGATACTATCCGATTCCAGTCCGACGTTGCTGCTCGCGTCAACCGCCTGGAATGCAACAATCCGCGTTCCGCTCCCGGTAAATTGAAACTGCTTTGTGAATGTTATCGTTTCCTGCTGAACGTCATAGATTCGCTCGTTTACTGCGCCGTCCACAAGGAAGCGGATTGATGCCGCGTTCTTCTGCGTCACCGTGAACGTCACGCTTTCTCCGACGGCGATTGTCGTTTTGTCCGCTTCAACGCTAACGATTCGCGGACGCTGTGCCTCAAGCGCTGATACATCGTCCTTCCACGCTGCGTATAGCTTGTTATAATTTTGCGCGGCGGTGTTGGAGCGATATGCACCCATTTGCAGCAGTTCCAGAAGTAACAATTTTTCCTCATCCGTGATGTACTTCCCCAGGAACTGCTGCGCTGCGGATGTTGCGCTTTCTGCCGCTGCATTCGCGTTTGCCGCTGCGTTTTTGCAGTCTTCAACCTTTGCAAGCACCGTTGTAATGTCGGGGATGACGTTATCCGGGTCGTACACCGTCCCGGTTGCTCCCGCCGCGACGCGTCCCTCAAGCCACAAGATAGCCGTCGTGTCCTCGCCGACCGTCGCCGTGACCATCAGGCGGAAGCGCCCAACAACAGCATAGCAAGCAGCGGAAAGCGTCACGGATGCCACGCCGTCGCTAACCGCGCCTTGCAAAAGAATCGTCGGGTTTTCGTCCGTGCTTGCGACGCTGTCCAGCCTGATAAAGCTGCCGACAATCGTTGCGCCCGAATCCATGCTGTACGGCACGCCGTCCTTCTCAAACGCGATTTTCAGCTTGTGGGCGTTTGCTTCGCCTTGCACGAGAGCCGCTTTAAGCGGTGTCATCCGCAACCCAGCAGACAAGTTGCAAGTATAATTTAACTCATTCATGCGTCCTCCTTATTCCGTTCCGGCGGAAATAAGTCCACTCTTGCCGCCCAGCGCCTCGATGATGCCGCTGACGCTCTTGCCCTCCGTTGACATGGTGACTTGTACCTTTTGCGGCTCAAGCAGCACGTTGTCCGCGTTAAGTGTCAGGATGCGCTCATCATAGCAGCGCCCGAATTTAGGCATTGCAACCCGGCAGATGCTCCCCAGCCGGAAATGGTCGTAGGGTAATCCCGTGATGGCGGAAAGCTCCACGAGGGAAACGTCGATGGAAATTGGCGGGGTTTTCTTCTTCGCCAGTTCCTTCTTCGCGTTTTCCAGCAGCGTCTCTTTGTCCGTGATGCTGTTATCGGAGTACTTTCCGCACACGATGCCCCACTCGTCGATGGTGTCCGCGTCGATGTAGTCCTTGCCGTCGTTTACCGTGCCAACGGTGATGCCGTTTTTGCCGTATGCGTACATACGGGTTACAAGGTCGTCGCGGTCGGTGCTGACCGTTGCGCTGGTTAGCGCGCCGTTAAAACGCGCCTCGCAGGAGACGGTATTTGGCATGTTAACGAGGTTGAGCGTCCATGGATGTGTGGAAAAGTCGTACTGCCACATCATTTCAGCGGGAGACAAGTCCTTGACGTTGTTGATTGCTGTCCAAATGTTCGTTCCTGCGTCGAAATCGTATGTGAGGTGTTGCGATAACTCGCACGTTCCCATCTGCCAGCGCGTCTCCGGCTGGTAGGTGAGAAGCTGTGCCAGAACATCAACCGCGTCAACGGATACACTGCCGATTTTTAGCTGCTCCGGTAGAAGCCCGTCCATCAGCGTGGAAATAGCGTGGTCAAGGTTGACTTCCTGTGTCGCGTAATTTCTGTATGTCTGCGTGTCCGAGCGCAAGCGGAAGATGCCGACGCTGCCGCCGATGTGGTATAGCTCCACAAACTGCGTTGCGTCCATCCATGTGCCATCTACAAGCGTCATGCTCGCGGTGGAAATGTCGTCGATTGTCAGCGACAAAGACAACGAAGAAGGGCGCAGGCGCTTGATTTCCCGCAGATTTTTGTCCAGCAGACGCGGCAAACGAATGTTGTTTGTGTATGCCTTGCTTGCGTCCGGGTCGGGGATGATGCCGGAAACATAGTCGATTGTGAGGTAGATGTCGCGGACAGTTGGAGAAATGTAGTACTCATTAAGGTCGGTGTGCACTGTGCCCCACGCCTGAAATGAGAGCGTGGCGACAAATTCCGTTGTGCTTGCGCCATCCGGGAGCGTCACCGTTGCGAATCCAGCCTCGTCAACGTGTAAATCGTTTACGTCCTGCTTTTGCTGGTTGCCAAAAACATCCCTACGAAAGTCGGCGTGCACTCGTGCGGAGGTGATTACTGCGTCGGCTGGAAGAACAACCGGAAAAGTGACCTTTGCACGTCCAATGGTAGGCTGCCCATCAAGCTGCCAACCTTTGACAGGGTCTTGAATGCACTTCCATTTCGACTTCAGTGTGACTTCCTGCGGTGTGCCATATGCTTTGTAGTTAATATTTCCGCCCCCTCGCCGTGACCGTCAGCGACAAAAGCCCGTCGCCGCTGAACGACACCTTGTTGATTCCGGGCTTTAGCGTGATTTCGTCGGCAGATTGTCCGTTTCGGTTGCCCATCGCGGATTGCCCTGCCGCCGTGATTTGCTGGATGCCGTTATCGTCGTGTACTATGCGGATTTCCTCGCCCGTTTTCACGCTGATATTCGTCAGCACGATTTTTTCGCTTCCGCAACTGATTGCAACGTTTGTCAGCGGGTCGATTGCCACAAAAACCGCTTCAAGCGGACACGCCACGTCCCCGCGATTGTAAACCGTCAGGATGCCGCTCTTGCTTGCTTCAACTGTTTCCATTTTGGAAACAGTTGCTTCCTCCCACCACGGACGCTGGTATGCCGTCAGCTTGATTCCCAGCGTATCCGTCCATTTGAGCGCGGAAACACTCGCCGCCTCGATGCTGTCGATGTATAATCGCTGTTCCGGGCGGTATGACGTGTGCAGGTACTGTCCACCGCTGCCCCAGCGCATGATTTTACCGAGGACAAGCTGCCTGTGGATGGTGTTTGCGTCGTGAATCTCAACGGCGATTGTTACCGTGATGGACTGCCGAAGCTGCCCGGTGAGGTACATCCCCCCGCCGGGGCGTGCTTCGGTCGTCACGGCTTCCTTCGGCGCGTCCTCCGAAATGTCGATGATGATAATGGACGGGTCGATGTCTTCCAGCGCTTCTTCCCCCATCCACGCGCGGTATCGCGTTACCATTTATCGCGCCACCTCCATCAGATTCCCACGGATGCCCCTGCCTATTATTTTGTTGACGATAGGCGCAACCGCCGTTGCGACGGTTTTGCCGTCCACGCTGAATGTATTATTGATGGTTGTTGGCGGAAGCCCAGAAACCGCGTTCGCAATTTCGCCCGGGTTTGTTACTTGCACAAAAAGAACGCCGTCGCTATTGCTAAAAATGTTGGGTGCGCTGTTGTTTCTTAGGCTTTCCTTGTAGTTCTCCATCATTTCTCCAAGCGCATTGAAAATAGACTGCGTTACAAAATCTTCCTGTATCGTTCTACTTTCGATTTCTTTTGCTGCGTCAATGGCGCTTTCGATGGCGGAGAAAAAATTGCCGCCCGTTGTTTTTTCTTGCTGTTCGCTCGAAGGTGCGCCGATGTATGTATTCGGCACAAATTTAGGGTGCGCTGCGTTGGCAATAATCGTGTCCATCATATATAGTGGCGGCATATCTTTTGTTGCTCGATTGTTCCACTGCTCCGCTTCTTCGGCTTCCCGCTGACGCTGGTTTTCCTCCATGCGCTGTTCCAAAATGTCAACGATGTCGTTCATTTCCTGCGTCTTCATTTCGACGAGCCGATTCCACCGCTGCGCGCGGGCTTTGATGTCGTCTGGCATTAGCCCATCTTCAATCATGTCCGCATAGCCGCTTCGAGACCTCGCCTCTATCGCATGAAGCGCTTTTGCTTGCTCTTTGCTAAAAGCGTTTTTGTCATTTGCAACGTCGTCGAACATGTCTGCATATCCTTCACGCGCACCGCCAAAGTCATGAATCCACGGTTTCTTCTCGAAGTCGTTTTTGATTTTGACGAATCCATACTTTTCAAGCAATTCGTTGATGCCCGGAAGTTCTTCTTCAAGCGCTTTCTTCAGGTCGTCGATGCCCCCCAAAAATGCGTTCTTGTTTTTCGCCATTGCCGAAGTAATCTCTGACGATTGATTGTACAGCTCGAGGTACTGTTCAGCAATTTTGACCAGACTTTGGTATTTTTCGTCGGAAGCCATTTCAAAGTCTGTTGCGATTTGTGCGCTTCGATTTTCTTCCGCGATAGTTGCCTGATAACCGGCGTTGATTTTTTTTACCTTTTCCGGGTCGTCCGCAACAGAAAGGTATCTTGCAAGCAATGCGTCGTTTTCCGTCGAGTACTTTGCGATTTGAGCGAGGATTCCGGGGTCATATCCCGCTTCTTTTGCCTGCTCCAGCGCATCGTTGTAGGCTTTTAGCGATTCAGCATTGTTCTCAAACCAGCCCATGACGTTCTTTTCGCTGTACTTCCCGCTGACGAGCTTGTCAAACTCTGCTTCAGTGTGCGTCACCATAAAACCAAGTCCAGAAGCAAGTCCTCTATACGACTTCTCCATTTTTGCGAGCGTGTCTGCTTGATACGTCTCAAGGTCTCCAAGCGCGGTTTTTAGGTCTGCAAACGCTTGCTTTTGCGCATCTACCGACTTATTGAAGTCGTATTGCCATTTTGCTTCTTTGTTGGCTTTGTTAAATTCTTCTTGTTCAGCAGTCAGTTTTTCAAATGCCGCGGTTTCCTCGTTAATCGAGACGCTTGTTTCTGCTATTTGAGAATCAAGCTCTTTTAGCTTTTCAATCAACGATGCTGTCGGGTCGTTGTAATTGTTTTCAGCTGCAAGAAGCGCTTGCCACGCTGCTTCTTGTGTGTCGTTGAGCTTTTCGTAAGCAGAGTGCCTGTTGCCCATTCTGCCGCGTTCGATGTCGTTTCGTTGCGATATATGCCCAAATGAATATTTTACAAATTCGTCGTATGTGTCTGCTAAGTCGTAATAAGGAACAGTGCTCTTGAAGTAGGCGTATGCACTATCGAGCGCTGCTTTGTTCGCCGCTTTCACCGTCTCCGTGCCAGCTGCGTCAATCTGCTCTTGAATGTAGCGTTTTTGCGCCTCAAGCTCTGCAAGATATTGCTTATCTTGATTTAATTGTTCCTTTGCGTTTGAAACCGCTTCTTCATGCGCTGCGTACAGGGAAACTCCGTTCAGCGTATCAACATACTTGCTTATAGATTTCGTATTCCCTACAATTGCATCAGAAGTCAAATCAACATATCGTGCAAGTCCGGGCATGACGTTTTTCAAGTCCTCAAGCGCGTCTTTCCATTCGTTTGTGGACTTGATGGCATCGCCGCTTTCTTCCTCCATGTTGCGCATTGCGTTCATGATGGTCATCGACTGCGCGTAAGTCGCCTGTGCTTCATAGATAGATTCGTTGCGCTCTATGAGGTTTTTTGCTGCATCGGTATACTGGTAAGATTGCACGGACAGCACATTGTTGAGCAGCGAAATCGCGGGCGTTACAACGCCAAGCAGCCCCTTGCCAAACTCTGTCTTAATGCGGTCGAGATTCGTTTGCAGCTTGCGCATCTCGTTCGAGAAGCTATCTCCGGTTCGCGCAAAGTCGCCCTGAGCGTCCTTCGTGGCTTCCAGCAGATACTGATAGCGCAACGTCGCCTGTTCCGCCTGCGACATCTTATCAAACGCCTTATTCATGCCCTTTTCGAGGGCAAAGGCGTTCAGGTTTGCGACAGACATATTGATGCCAAGCGCCTTCAAGGGCTCGTTTTCCCCGGAAATTCCGGAGCGGATTTTCTCGAATGCCGTGTCGTGGTCGAGGTTGTAGAACGACGCCATATCCGCCGCCAGCCCCGCCATATCCATTGACATTTGCAGCACTTGGTCATCCGCGATGCCCATCGACTTGAGCATAGCGCCCAGCGTGGACGAATACTGTTTCGCCTTGGTTTCCGTGATGCCGTAGGCGTTCAGCGCCTCCTGCGCCCACTTGTTGATGGTGGACGCGGAATCTTCAAACGTCACATCAACAACGTTCTGCGTCTCCACAAGGTCGGACGCAAGCCCGATTGATTCATCAATCGACCCCGTGATGCCGTCGATAATGCTATTGATGCCGTTTACTGCCATGTTGGCAATGAACTGTCCGCTTGCAATATCGCCAATAACATCAAGGCGGCTCAAAAATCCGCTCAGCACACCGCCGCCCGAATCGCCAGAACCGCCGCCGTCTGCGGCTTCCTGCAAGGACTGGATTTGTTGCTGCAAACGCTTGATTTCTTCCGTCGCTTGCGTAGATTGCTGCTGCGCTTGCTGCAATTCCGCGCGAAAACGTCCAGCGTCAAACGTCGGGTGCACAGCAAAGCTGTTTAGCTCTTGTTGAAACTGCTGCATTTCCTGCCGGATTTTATTTAGCTCTTGCGTGTATCCGCTTGTATCAATCTTAAAACTTGCGTACAACTCAAATGCTTCCGCCATCTTCTGCACCTCCCCTCGCCATTAGTCCGTTTATAATATCGTCGCAGATTTCCTCTGCTGTTTTTTGCTTTGTTTCGTGCTTCTCTGCGCCGAAAACGTCGCTGTATGACGGGATTCCCAGATTCGCGCCGCCGAACGACGAAATAGCAAGCACCGTCATCCACGCCATATTAGCCATGTAGCAACGTTTTGCTTCCTCCTGCGTTTCGTGCGCCAGAAGCACCCCCAGCGCGTGAACGTTTTGCGGGCGGTATTTGTATAACACAGGGATTACATGATGCACCCCAGACGAAGCGCAAAGGTAAAAAAAGCAAACAGCGAATCGAGTGTGTCCTTGTCCATCATGGCGGCGGTTTCGGTGAAGTCCATTTCTGCGACTTCCTCCGCCGTCTTGCCGTGCATCGCGCCGAGAATGCCCATCGTTTCCTTGGGATGCTTGGCGTACAAAATCGGCAGCATCTTCATCAGGATGTCGCGTCCGACAACGTCGCCCTTGCTCTTTTCTTCCACGAAGGCTTTCATTTCCTTGCTGTTGACCAGCTTGTCGATGTACGGAATGGCGTTCGCCATCTGCTCAAATGCGGTTGCGGTATTCATGCGTTTTCCTCCTCAAAATTCACGAAAGTGCGGCAGGGCGCGAACCCTGCCGCGTGTTATTAAGCGGCGGGGTCGAAGAAAATAACCTCGCAAGGGGCATATCCGTCGGTTTCCAGCCCGTCCTGATGCGCGGTAAACTCCACCGGAATAGTGCCCTCGCCCTTGTCCGTCCAAGTCAGCGTTGCGCCCGCCGTGTTCAGCGCGTTTTTGATGGCAATCAGCACATAGCCCTTCGAGGTGTCGCCAACCCAGACGAGACTCTCAATATAGTCCGCGTCCTTGATGTCGGTGCGAATCTTGATTGTGTGCTTCTTCTCCGTGTCCGTTACATCGGCAGTGCCAAAAGAACGCTTAAGGTTGGTTGCGTTGATTTCCAGCAGGGTAGTCGTCAGCTTGATAGTCCAGCCATCGTTGACGCTGCTGCCTTTCCATTCCTCGCGCTTGCCGTCCGCCTCGATGCTTCGCGTGTTGGGCGTGCAGACGAACGTGCCGCCGCCGCGCGTTGCGCCAATAAGCGCAGAGCCGCTTGTCTTTTCGCGCTCCGTTTTCAGCAGCGCGCCCAGCGTCGCCGCGTCCGTGGCGGTGGAATAGTCAAAATTGGCGAGAAACATCCCGGCATTGAGCTGCAGATTTTCAAAGGTGCTTGCCCGAAGACCAGTCGTCATTTTTTTACCTCCTGTTAGGTGTAGTAAGTCACGATTTCATAGTAAATCCGCCCGTAACAGACGCTTTTGAGCGTCGTGTCCACTTCGAGGCGGAAAAAGTTGCTATTGTTGCGGTATAGCGTGATAAAGCCATCGTCGCAATAAATCGCTGTTCCCTCCGGCGGAATAGCGCGGCGAACCTCGTCAAGGATTGCTGCGCGCTGCAAGTTGACGTTGCTGCCGTTTTCCGCCTGACAGCACAGCGTGCAAATCATTGTAGATTTTCCGAATGTGTCTCCCTCTTGCACCTGAAACGCAAAATAGGGAAAAGACGCTTCCTCCGGCACTGCGTCCTCGATATATGCAGGGATGGGCTTGCCCTCGTAGGTGAAGCTGCTCCAAAACTTGTATAGTTTCCGCTGCAAGTCAATCACGCAGTCACCACCTCCGCGTCCGCCTCGCGGAAGTGCATATCGCTCTGCTCCGGCGTTGTCATGTCCCGCGAGTCCGACGTGATGCGGAAGACTTTGCCGTCTGAAATCCGCTTCACGCGGTCGTTCGGCAGCAGTTCCAGCATATCGGAAAAAACGATGGTAAACAGTTCGCGGATGCCGCTCTGATATGCAATCCGGGCTTCCGTGCTGCTGTTGCGGATGAATCCGGCACGAAACGGCGCGCCGTCTCTCCATGTGACAACGATGCCGCCCATGCCGTCTGATTCCGTGCGCTTGTCGACGATGCAAGCGTCATCGAGAAAATCAGTCCACGCCATCAGCCCACCTCCGTATACATATGGCGATACGGTCGCAGTTTGTCCGCGAATGCCGCTTGCCACGTTACAACGCCATTGCTGCCAGTCGCCCGCGAATAGCTATAATGCCCGAACGATTCAGACGTATAAGCCCCCGTTGGGTTTTTCGTTTCGTACTCCGCGCACTCCCTTGCAATCTCGACAAATGGGCGCGGCGGGTACAGAAACCACAACGTGCCGTCGAAAGTTTCCTCCCCGTCCGCGTCCTCCATTGCGCCAGAAACAAGGCTGTGAACGCCGTCGTTCCGCGTGCTGCCGCTGATGTACACGTACGGCGAACCTACGTCAGGGACGATTTTACCGTCCGCGATGCGAATCTCCCCCGCGTACTTGCAGCGCTCGAAAAAGTTGTTACACTCGCGCATTGCCATTTCCAGCGTCACAGCCATGTTTCCACCTCCATTATTAGGTCGCTGCCGTCACCGTCGCGCTGCCGGAGCGAATCACGCGGTAGTCGCTGGTGCATTCCGCAACCGTCACCTTCTGCCCGGTAGCAATGGCAAGGTCAGATGTGCCGTCCCAGTTACTCCAAGTGCGGACATTCTGTCCATAGGTCGCAGTCGGCGCGGTCGTGCCAGCCTTCACCTTGTACAGATTGGAGCTGGATTCCTTCGCGGGGCTGACAGTCAGATTCGTGTTGCCCTTGCCCGTGCCAGCGGCAGAGGAAACCGTCAACTGTCCCGTCGCCGCGTCCGTGATGGTTGCAATCCAGATGCTCTGCGGATTAAAGATAACCGGCATAAACAAGCCGGATGCCCGCGTCCACAGAACAACGGGGTCATTCTCCACCCACTGCGACACCATCACATAGCGGTGCTGACCGGACTGATTGACGTTAAGCCCAGTGTTCGCGGTGTTGACCGTTTCTTCCGGGGTCTGTCCCCACAGGCCCGCGCCGATGCGCGTCATGGCGCTGCCAGTGCCGAGGAACGTCATCTTGTTCTGCGGGAAATAGCGCTTCGTGGTGCGAATCGGTCGCCCGTCCGCGCCGATGCCGCCATCAATGGCGTACTGCAAATCGTTAGTGATAACGCGGTTGATGCCGTACTCCGTGGAAAGGAACGTATCCAGCGCGGCGTTGCTCACATATGCGCCCTCGCTCAACGTGCCGTTGATGCGCTTCTGGATTGCACGGTTTGCCCGCATCTGATTCCGCACTTTGCGACTTGTAACGATGGTGTCAACCGTTGTTCCCGCTTCCTGCGCGGTGTCAGACACAAACTGAATCTGCGCCGGGATGTCCGCGTCCTCGCTGAAATCGAACGTGAATCCCGTCTGTTCCGGCTTCACGCCATAGTCGATGGTCAGGTCGAGATTGTTTTCCTTGATGGTCATCTTGCCAGTCGCCAGAACCTCGTTCTTTGCAACCTTGGTGCGCGTCACAACTTGGTCGGCAAGCATGATGCCGTCACGGATAACATAATCATACATGGCGTCATTCTGAACGCCGGAACGCAGCAGCGCGCGCATTCGCTCGGACTGGTTAATTTTTACCTTAATCAGTCCCTTTTCGATGCTGTGGGTATCGACAGGAATGCGGGTGGCGATGTTCGTCCGGCTGTCGAAGCTGTGAAAGTCAGCCATTACGGGCAGCTGATACTGGTTTGCAATCTCCTGCCACTTTGCAACCAGATTGTCGCTGTACTGGTCGGGGAACAGCGCATCAACCGGGTCGTTCGGACGAGTGACGTTAAAGCCAACGTCCAGCCACTCCTCCTTGGGGATAAGACCGAAAATATTGTTCTCAAAAGACGGAATCTGCATAGTATTCTCCTTTCATCAGTACGGGCGAACCGTCGCGGCTTCGGCGGCGATGAAGTAGAAGCCCTTTGCCGTCAGTGCGCTCTTGGCGGTGCTGTTGATTGCGACGGGGAGACGGCTCTCGTAAACCGTGCCGCGCGTCACGACGCTGCCGGGCATATCGCCGCTTGTAACGTCCACGTCCTCGTACACGATGCCGACGGCAGTGCCGTCATTCGCGGGGTAAACAGTTCCCATCCTGACGTACTTCGCGCCGTTTTCGGCGGTTGTAGCGCCCGACTGCTTAATCTGCTTGGTTTCGCGGATTGCGTCTTCCGCGTTTTCAAGAAAATAACCGGGCTGATAAACAGTCCCGGTCGCATTGCTGGTAAAGCTCATTTTTTCGCTCCTTCCGGCGCAACTGCGCCATACATATCTTGCGCGTACTTCGCCGCCAGTGCTGCGGCGCGTCCGCTGCCGTGCGTGGCATTGCCGCCGCTCGGCGGGGTTGTGGTAGGTGTACCCTGCTGCTGCTGCGTGGAGAAAAGGTCGCCGTACTCGCCCTTGAGCGCGTCAATCAGCTTGTCGCCGTCCTTGATTGCGCCCTTGTCGTCGAGTTCGATTCCGTCCAGTCCGCGCTTTGCCATCACAAGGTCAGCAAGTTTCTCCTGCATCCCCTTGCTGGTCAGCAGCTTTCGCGCGGCGGTTGTCAACGTCGCGGTTTTCTTCTCTGTTTCCACCTGCTGCTTGTAGGCGTCGAACGCCTCCTGAATCTTCTGCGCGTCGCCGCCGCTCTTCTTCGCTTCGGCAAGCTGCTGCTTGAGCGTGTCGCGCTCCGTGGTAAGCGTCGCAATCTGCTTCGCCTGTTCCGCGTACTTGTCACGCTCTGCCTTGATGTCGTTGATTGCGTCGCTGTGGGCTTCCACAATCGCGTCAATCGCTTCATCAGGCACATTCAGGGCTTTCAGGTTCTTGCGGGTGAGGATATTCATTTCGTCAATCTCCTTTGCTTCGGGGCGCGGTGCTTTGCGCCTTTGATTGTTTGCGGAAATGCGGTGCTTTGCTTTTCCGCTTATATGCAAACAGCGCACGGCGGTGCTTTGCCATGCGCTGATGTTGCTGTAATTAGTCCATATTCTGCTTGATTACATCCGCCATGATGTCCACAAGGCGTTCCGCGTTTGCGGAATCTGCGAACGTGTCCGTCATGAACGGTCTGCCGGGGGTGTATCCTCCCGGCATGACGCGGAACTCGCCTTTGTCGCCCAGCTTGGGAAAGAAAACAGCGTGTCCCGCGTGCCCATCGTGCACATAATGCGCGTACTCGACGTTTGTGCCGATGGTTACTTCGTTGTTGTCGGGGTCGATGTCGGCGGTGATGCTTCTCGCCAGATTGCCAGTGTCGTAGACCTTATTCTCATAGCCTGTCACCATCTTCTCGCGCACCATGCCGACGGATTCTTGTGCAACCGCCAAAAGCCCGACAAACATTGCCTGTTCCAGCTTTTGATTGATTTCCGGCGTGTGGTCTACAAAGCCGCTCATTCCTTTCCCTTCTTTCGGATGTTTCCATCTGCGTCTACATACTCGGTGGACAGGATGACTTTCGGCATAATCATGCAGTAGCAATTGATTGTTTCCGCTGCGCTTCCGTTCGGGTCGCCAGGAAAGCGGATGTTGCTGTTCGGGAAGCACTCGCCCTGCTTCGCCATCTTGCCGTGCCGTGCCATATGCGCCTCACGGCTATTCTGGAAGCGGCAAAACCATTTATTGTAGACCGTCACGCCTTGGTCTGCTGCTTCCTGCGATGCGGCATAACTCGCTTGGCTCTGTGAACGCGTCCGTTCCGTCTGCGCTACTCTCCGCGCTTGCCACTCGCTCTGTCCTGTGATGTCGCTGATGCGGTTCATCAGTTTCTTCCTGTCCTCGCCCAGCGTGGATGACAGCGCCAGCGCGTTTTGCAGCTTGTGGCGAATTTCGGTGTTCTGCCCCAGATTCTTGTACGCCAGCTTCGTGAATGCTGTTTCGTTCGCGGCGAAAATCGCCTTGATTTCTCGTTTGTTTGGCTGCGCGAATGACACCTTGATACCCGCGCGGTCTGCTTGCGCCTCAATGACGGTTTGCGCCTCTCCCAAGCTGTCGGCGTACACGTCGCCCATCGTGTTCCGGATGTCGTCGGTTGCCCGTTTCCCTGCCTTGCAGATTTCCTCCATGATGACTTCTTCCACGCGATATTGGCGGATGAGTTCGCGGACAAAACCCGCTTTCCACCGCTCTACCTTTTCCGGCGTGTCGTAGTACGCGGGCGGCTTTATCTTGCCATCGTCCACTTGTTGCTTTTTCCGCAAGAAGTCTTTCAGGCGCTCCGTGGCGATATCAAGCGCCTCTTGGTACATCGCCTTTATGCGCATTTGCAGTGCGGCTTCGCGCAAGTCGTTGCGCTCCACGTCCGTCACGGCTTGCCCGTCTCCCCAACATCAAAAAATGCAATCAGGACGCGCAAGATAAGTCGAACCGCCACCAGCCACCAGCCGATGCACAAAAGCCAGTCCGGAACGATGACGTTATTCGCCGCCAGAACTTGAAGAATCACCATCAGATACAGCATCTTCTTCCTCCTCGCCTGTCTTCTGCATTGCCTGTTGCGCCATGCGGATGCCCAAAAGCGATTCTTCCTCCCCGCGCTTCATGATTTCGTCGATTTCCTCCGGCAGAATCATCGGATTGAGTTTCAACCGCGTCTCCTTGTCCAAATCGCCCTGCGCTGTGTAGATGTTCTGGATGATTTCGCTCTCGTTGGCGATTGTCTGTCGCTTGAAGCGGATTGTCTCCGTCTCGATGCCCAGAATCCGCAGCAGTTTCTGCACGAACTCAAAGCACTGCCATTCGTAGGCGTTCGCCTTCAAGTCCAAGTTCGCCATGCTCGCCCGGATTGCAACATTCGTCAGGCTGCCGCCCGTCAACTCCGACACATCCAGCGCCATATAATCGCGATAAAGCTGCCGTTCCAGCAGTTCCAGCGCGGTTTGACGCGCGGCGTATGGGACTTCAAACGTCTCCGGCGTTACTGTGCTGGATGACGTGCCGTCGGAAATGTTTGCGATTGCTTTCAGGCGGTGAATCTGTTCCAGCATCAGCGCAACCTCGTCGAAGTTGCCTCCAAAGTTGTTAAGTACCCAGTAAACATCGTTCGCCTTTTCCAGATTGTTTCCGAAGTCGGAAAGAACGATGTCGTACAGGTCGATTTTTGAGCGAATCGCCAGCGTCAGCTCCGTCTGCTTCTTATCGTTTGCGTACAGCGGCACAATAGGCAATGCGCTGTAATTCTCCTCGGACACAAGGCGCTCGCCTGTGATGTCCCGCGCGTATGTGCGTTTGTAGGCGCGTTTTTCCTGCGCTACCTCCAAATCAGAGGCATTTTCGCGCGTTTTGTAGACCGTCACGCCGTCCGGCTCGAACACACGCGCCATCAGCGGCTTGTCGTCGCCAATCTGCCAGAACTGCACCCCAACCATCGGTTCGCCCGTCAGCTCGTCCAGCAGCGCCACGAACCCGCTGTTTTTGTCCGTGTACGCACGCAGAATCTCAACGTGGTCGAGATTCCAGTACCCCCAACACACGCCATGCACCAGCGCATACAGTCCGATTTTTGCAAGTGTCGTGTCGAACCCGATTCCCAGCTTGCCCTTCATCGCGTCGTTTTCCAGCTCCACGCCATTGCCAAGCAGATAATTAGCCTGCTGCATGGTGAAGCGGCGGAAAAAGTCGCTGTAAATGCGCTGTCCGGGGACTGCTTCCGTCGCCGTCCCCTTCTTTTTGACCTTTTTCCCGTCGGCGGTGGTCTGCTCCGTCTCCGACGTTGTGGCTCGCAGCACGACTTTCGCGGAAACGGTGTCGTTCCGCGCCTCGTAGTATCGTTGCGCGATTCCAGCTTTGTCGAAGTCCTCGCTGCGTTTGTATGCACCAATAACCGCCAGCGTCGCCTTTCCCTTGTCCGGCTCGTTCTGCCAGTCTTGCCATGTGATTTTTGTGAACATCTGTATCACCCCCCAACATACAAACTCGCGCCGTTTCTGTCGAGAATCCGGCAGCAGCACGCGGCACTGTCCGGCGCGTCGTCATGCTCCGCGTCCTCGGTGTAGTCCATAATCTGCGCGATATATTCCCTGTCTGTGCCTTCCAAAAACACGATATTTCCCCACCACTTTTTGAGGTATGTGCTGATTTTTAGGTACTTGTTCATTTTTTCCGGGTATGCGCGTACTGCCATATTGCGGCGGCGCAATTCCCGCGCCAAATAACCCTTGTCGCCGTTTGTCTCGCAGTAAATCGGCGCGCACATTAGGCGCTCCGTCTCCGATTGCAGTGCGTCCATCAGCGTGTCAACGTGCTTGCGCCACAAGCGCCCGTACAAGTACAGCGTGTCGCCGTCCCTCTTGGCGCACGTCAACGCGGTGTAGTCCTCGCCGCCATAGGCAGCATCAACGTGCGCGATGCCGTCCCGCAGCTTTTCCGCTTCCGGCGTGAACGTCGGTGGCGTATCAAACAGCGCATTTTCGGCGGCAATGTGGCGCAGCTCATAGTTCGCAGCAAACAGCGACGGCGACATTGATTTCCGCAGCTCTTCCAGCTTCTCCGGCGCAATCAAACCGGTGGAATAGCAGTCGTGCTTCTCCGGCGGCGCAACCAGCGTGAACGCGTCCTCGATGTGCCACGGTGTGCCGATGAAGACGATTCGTCCGTCGCGTGTGACGATGTTTCGCAGCTCCTGTATAACGCCCTTGGTGCGCTCTCGTTCTGCCCGGCTGATGCGGTCGTTGAGGTTTACCACGTCGTCGCAAACAATCAAATCAGCGTGCTTGCCCGTCATGGAAGAACCGCAGCCGATGCCGATTAGCTGGTCAGCACCACGCGGCGAATCGTACACGCTCACCGTCATACAGTTTCCGCCTGATTTCAGCAGTTGAACATCCTGCTGCATGAGGATTTGCGCCATGTAGCAAAAAGCTTCGTTCGCGAATACCTTTTTCGCTTGCGCAATGCTCTCCACAACGTCGCTGTCGGTCTTGCGCATGAAAATCGCGTTTTTGCCGTGATTTAGAACGCACCACATTGCAAGCGCGACGGAAAGGCAGGAAGATTTATAGGAAAGGCGGTGTGCTTGGAGCGTGTAATCGTCCGCTCCGAAGATGATGTGCTGCATCCAGCGCCCGTGAAGCTCATCCGTCAGGTCGCGGAATCCGCACATTCTGCCGACGGCGGCGGGATGGTATCGCCAGATGTTCCACACTTCATCCCGCGTCAGCGTCGTCATTTTACTTCTCCCCGCGTCTCTTTCAGCAGCTTGTCAATGTCGGCTTTCGCGTCCTCGGACAACTGCGGCGTTTTGACGGTCACGGTGTCGCCGGGGTCTTCCCCGATGAGTTTTGCAAAATACTGCATCGCTGCAAGATTTCCATCAGCAGCCATTTTTGCAAGGCGCATGATGTACGCCTCCTTAAAGGTTTTTCCGTTTCCCATCGGCTTGTCTGCAAAATCAATTGCAAATTCGCGCAACGTCTTGTTGCCGTTCCGAACTGCGACGGACTTTTTGTTTTCTTCTCGCGCATTCAGCGTATTACCCTCGCCAGTCCCGAAGCGCTTTCCCTTTTTGAGATTCGCAAGGCTGTTAGGATGTTTCCCGTGCGGATACTGTTTTGTTTCCTGTTCCGTTGGCATTTACTCACCGCCTGATTACCTGATTTTACTATTTAATTCTAACGTCTGCATCGCAGAGAGCGCAGGCTGCTTCTTGAACACTTCTCCAAGATTTTCAAGCGTCGTTTGCCCGTGTGCAACACCGTTGACGAAATGCTCGGCGCTTCGTTGCATCATTCTTGTTGCAGCCTTTTTAGCATCTGCCTCTTGCTTTTCAGATACACCCTTCGGCGTGTTGACATTGATGCCGATATGAGCTGTTTCCGACCTCCCTGTTTTTCTACCCAGCGCAAAACCTTCCTTACTGCTTCCAAGATACGGAGTCTCTTCTCTTATGGTCAAAATACGAAGTGGTACAACCACGTCATATTGTTTTTTAGCCAGATTTGATGTTGTAAACACTTCCAAGTCTTTCACAAACCCGTCATTGTTGGCGAATGTCCGGATTTTTTCGATGCGTGAGCCGTTATTTTTGCTGTAATATTCGACGGTTGCGACTTTCCCGCCGGAAACATAGGTGGAAGAGGTGTTTTTCGCCGAAATGCTGCCGCCTCTCCCCCCCCACGCTTGCAACCTAAACTGAAACATTTTTTCTCCTCCTGACAACGCTGTCGTAGAATGGCGCGATTTCTACGATATTACCCGTGCATTCTTTCGGCTTTTTCCCGCAAAGCAGAATTACAGTTGGTGATAGTCGCTCCACCATCGCGTTATACCCATCCAAAAATGCTTTTTTGCTTTCTGGATTTTTTTGCGTTCCAACGGATGAAACGATTACCGGTGCGTTCGTCGGCTCTCCGTCAAAACACCAACTGAACGTCTTTTTGCTTCCCCAGCAGATTGTAGGGATTACCTTGATGCCGTATGATTGCCAATAAGCCGCAAGCCAGTGCTTCATGTAGTGGCAATATATGTTCAGCGCTTCGGGCGTGTCCTGATAGATGGAGAAGTCCGGGGATGCGACGCACCCGGCAAGCTCCAAAATCGCAAGATACCTGTCTGGTTGCGCCCATAGCCGCTTCATGCGGTAGTCGTCCACGAACATATGGATGCCCTGCGTCGCCTTAAAAGGCTTGGACAGGTCGTTGAATGGAATCCACTCCGTCACGTCTGGTTCACTTGTTGGCGCGATAACCGGGATGTCATACGCTCCTGCACATTCGGATGGAGAAGGGAACCACTTGGAAAGATTCTCGTAAAGACGCGAGAACTCCATGCATTATCGCCTCCCTGATTGCTTAAGCCCTCGTGCTGCGCTTTTCGTTCGTGATTTCGCCCGTTACGCGGTTGAGTTTGAACCGCGAACTGTATTTTCTGCGTCTGCTTTTTGCGGATGACGAACCTTTCAGCGTTAGCTTTCGCCCTTTGCCCGAACCGCTTGCCATGCTTTATTCCCCCTTACTATTTTGGGTTTCGTATAGTCGATGGTTTTATACTTGTCAATGAGATTGTCGAACGTTTCCTTGTAGAAGTTAAACAGCCCCTCGTTCTCCTCGAAGTCGAACTGCTCCAAGCAGGATGCGCTTCGCAAATTCGCGCTCCCCGTCAGCACATAATGATTCCCCTTGTGCGTTTCCATCAACAGGATTTTCATGTGCGTGTTTGTGAACGCCACTTGCAATTTGTTGTCGATGTCCAGCTCCTCATACAAGTACGGAATTAAATCCGTTTTGTAGTGGCTGTAGAAGTAGCCGGATAGCATCAGATTGATTTTCTCCACGTTGCGGAAAAGCAGCAGATTTTTGAAGCTGTCAACGTTGTTTTCTGACAGCGACAACGTGGAACAGTAGATTGTTTTGAGGTCGATGCCGCGATACATCACAAGCGCTTCCGGCAAGTCGCCAAAAATGAAATTGCCCGGAACGATGCAGGTAGTCCGTGCGTTGCGTTCCAGACAAATTTTTGCTGCAAGGTCGCGTGCATACTGGAAATCTGCCTTGTTGTAGATTGCCGACTTTGCCATCTTGGGCTTGAGGATGCGCGTCTGCTCTTCATCGTCCACGATGGAGAAGTCAGCGACGGAGAAGTCTATGTCGTCGTCAAGTTCGATTGTGTCCGGGAAGTGGATTCCCGGGATGTCGATGTTGAAATCAGGCTCTTGCTTCATGCGCGGATACCCTCTTGACAACAAAATTTGTCAGTGGGAGAATAATGATTTCATAGGCGACTTTTAGAATAACCTGTGTTGCACCCATGATAAGCATTGATTCGATAGGCATTTCTCCGGCAAACGCAATCGGAATGAAAATTGTGCTATCTGCAAGCTCACCGATAACGCTTGAAAGAATTGCCCTGCTGCCGAACCCCTTAATTGTGTTTTCGTGCTTTTTCTTCATTAGCTGGAACACAATATCGTTTGCGTAATCACCGACGACATATCCCGCCAGCGACGCAAGCAGGATTCGCGGCGCGTTGCCTAACGTCGCGGAAAATCCTTCTTGGTTCGTCCAGAATGGCGCAGCAGGGAGCGCAATCGCAATGGCAAATACGATAGCCATCAGGATATTTGCCCTGAATGCCATGTAACACGTTAATCTGCTCCACCGATAACCGTACACCTCTGAAAATATATCCGAAAGAATATACGTCATCGGAAAGATTATTACTGCACCCGTCATCGTGATGCCGAATGGCAATTGGAACTGTTTCCCTGCAAGAATGTTTGCAATCAAGAAACAAGCAACAAAAGTAACGGTAAGAACCGTTTGGAGTTCAGAAGTCTTGTGGTTTTTCATGTGGTTTCCTCACTTTCTTTTAGCCATTTTAGTCTTTTTCCCATTTGCAAGCCAGCAAGCGGGGTTATTGAGTTTTTGTATATCATTTTAAGATATTTATAATAGTTTTTCCCGCTTAAGAACATTATTTTATCCTCTGTGCTTATTCCTTCTTCTTGCATTTGCCGATAAACCTTTGCTGCCCAAATCTTCTTTTCATGCTCTGTTTTTTGATTTAGCGTTTCATTGTATGGAGAAATTATATCGTCCATGCGCAAAAGTCCATATTTTGCAGATAGTATATATGTCTTAGCGCATGTTTTTGAGGCATAATTAAGGCTTTTACGAAAAAGCGGAGAAATGTACATATCCGCTGCCTTGCAGCTTCTTTTTCGCTTAGATTTTACACATCCGATTAGTGCAATCATAGATGAGCCTCCGCATATTTTTGAAATTTAATCCATTCGCCAAAGTTAATCAGCGCGGCTTTGCGTGAATCTGCTAATCTATGCCCTTGCGGAGCATCATATTTCTTCATAGTCGAACCATCAAATTTGTAAATGTACCCAAATCTGTTTCCAGCCGTCCACGCTGTCGAATCTACACTATCGAAATGATATTTCTTCAATCCTTCGAGGTTTGTGTAACCCAACCCGTGGATTTTGGCGTTTCGCTTATGCGCTTCGTTGATGAACCACGGAAAGAATTTGTGTTCGTCTTTGCTCCATTCTTTGCTGACAATTCCACCGAGTGCGACGTACTTGTACTCGTCAGCCATCCTCAAAAATTCGTCTTTCCCGCGGCTTTTATGCCATACGGGTATCGGCTGTTTTCCTGTTAGGCTTTCAAGCAGTTTGCGCAATTCCTTGACTTTTTCGTACCCAACTATGCTATCTATATCCAACTCAAAAAACTTGTTGATTTTGTTTATATTTATGAATGCCGCGTATTTTTCGGTGTATTCTTGCCATTTGATTTCTCCCTTATGATTCCCCATCATGAAAGTAAACGCGCCGCTATCAAGCAGGAAATCAGAGAAGTAGGGAATAAGGCTCGTCATCCTTGGGTCTTTGCTTATATAGAAAAAGGATTCAAGAATTTTTACGCCTATGAAATCTTCGTCTTTCATGTAGGCGTTCCAAATGCCACCGCTTTCTGCAAGATAGAGATTCATGGTTTTTGCTACAATGTCTGGTCTTGGGTAACATCCAGCCAAAAAACATTCATCGCTTTCGATAAGTCTTTCCCGTCTGCAACATCATCCCATAGCGGTTTGAGATTCCCAGATACCCCCCCCCGCTAGAAAAATTCGCATTATGGCTCGAAAGTTTGCCCGCAATGAGGGCATGTTACAGTTTTGGTTTTCTTTTTCTCTTCTCCACTTGCCGCAAACAGCTCGTCAATGTTGACTTCTTGCCCCCCCCACGGAGGCTCCGAAGCCGAACTCGCTCATATCAACATCAACGATTTCCGCCAGCTCTTGGTCAAGCGCCGTAAAGTCCCAACCGCTGTCCATGTTGGTTTTGTTGTGCGCCAGAGTGTACGCCTTGCGCTCTTCTTTTGTTAAGTGGTCAAGGCGGATGCACGGCACTGTCGGGATGCCGAGCTGCTTGCACGCTTCCAGCCGCCCATGACCCTCAACAATCAGGTTTTCCTTGCCCCAGATGCCGATGGGGTCGTCCATGCCGAACCGCTTGATGCTTGCCTTGATTTCGTCGATTTGCTCCTGCGGATGCCGCTTTGCGTTTCTCGCGTATGGCTTCACGCGGTCAATTGGTAGCATACAATCCGTTTCGACGATTTTGATGCCGTTCCAGTCAAGCAATGATTTTCCCTCCTCTTCGTCCGTCGCGTCCCCGCCAACGCAACAAAGCGCACTCGCGCATAAATCCCGCCGCTGAAGAGGCAAGAGCAGCACTTCCATAGTCGCCTCTTCCAACAAAAAAAGACGCTTGCATCACTGCTCACGCCTTTCTTGCTGCTTTTACATTTTACATTATAGCACGGAAATTACTCTCATAACTCTCATTTTTTTATTTCTATATGTTTTTGTTTCTTTGCTATTGCCAGCAATGCCGCCTATTTCGCGTTCTAACGGCTTGCTTGTTTTTGCTCATAATATGCCGCCTGATTGCTCCAACGGCTCTCAGGCGGCATTCTGTTGCGATTATGCGGGCTTGATTGCTTCCACCTGCTGCTTGGTGAACAGGTATGCGGTCGTCAGGAAGAACCCGCTATTCTCTTCCTTTGCGTCAACGTTCTTTTCGTCCTTTTTCTGCTTGCGCGTCTTGGGCTTCCAGATGCTCACGGTCAGCGCGGCGTGTTCGCCCTTTTTGACAATGTAACCGTGGTTCTTCCACTCGGCGAATGTGTGAATCGGGAGGCGCAACCCGTTCATGATGTAGGTGGCGGCTTCCTCTTCGGAGAAGATGCCCGCGCTGATGGCGGACTTGGCGATGATTTCTTCGTTCGACATGGTGCTTGCTCCTCTCTTACTTTACGATGATGGTTTCCCAGTCGGTGAGGACTGCGGTAGTGCCAAAGCATTTATTCGCGATGCGCTTGTACTCGCTAGTCCACGCGTCGCGGGTGTAAGTCCAGTTGCGGGTGGTGTACTCCATGTTGCGGTTGAGAGTTTCCAGCGCCTTGGTGCTCAGCTTGATGGTCTTCATAATCATTACCTCTTTCTGTCGGGGGCTTTTATTTTGTACCGCCCTCCTGACACTATTATTATAACATATACTGCAGTATATGTCAAGGGGTAAATCACATTTTTTTTGAGATTTTTTGCAAACTTTTTGCGCAACGAAAAAGGCGCACCCCAGCGGATGCGCCAATGCTATTATTTTTTTTTGTTTGTAATTATCTCACGCCCTATATATGCGTTTACGGAATCAACGATTAGCTGCGCCACCGAGAGACCACGGCGCTTTGCTTCTTCTTCCAGCGCCTCTTTGCTCCCCGCGCGAACGTCGAAGCGCACCGTCTTGATTCCTTCTTTTTCGCGATACTTCCGCATCGCTCGGACTGACACGTCGCCTTGGTAGTACTCTTTCCTCATTGCCACAACCCCTTTCTGGGATATTGTAGCATAGGATGGTTGATTTTGCAAGCTGTTACTTCTCACGCTTCACCTCGACGATGTAGTCCATATCGTTTGCTCTTTCGCAGATTGCAAGCGTTTCTCCGTCCAGCTTTGCAAGGTGGCTGTACACGCAACCATCTTTTTCAAGGCGACCATGCTTTTTAAGCTCTCTGTATTCTTCCTTCGTCAGCGTCAGCATCACTGTGTTTTTCCCTCCATTCATTTACAGTTGACTTATTGTAACGTATCCGCATCCATTTGCGTAACGCGGGCGAGTGAGCGTTACCAGCTTGTCTCCAAACCGGCAGTACGTATTGCCATTCCGCCATGTATCCGCATCACTGATGCAGTAGTCGACGAACACTTGTGTTTGCTTCGGCGAAAGTTTCTTGTTTTCGCAAATTCCGAACGAAGGCGCGAAAACGTCCGCGAACCAGCCCTTGCGCTTCGGAAATTGCAGTGCAAACGCTTTCAGCCAAACCGCATCCGCTTTTTCTTTGTGTTGCTTGTAAAGCTCCATGAGCTTCTGTTCGTATTCCTCGTCGGTGATGCTTTCTTCTTTGGCGAGTGCGTCCATTTGCGCTTCCCACGCCTTGGTCATTTGGCGGTGCTGTTCAAACAGCGCCGCGCTTTTTGCTTTATCAGTCATTGTCTTTCCCTTTCTGTCGGGGGCTTTATTTTTGTACCGCCCTCCTGGCACTATTATTATAACATATACTGCCGTATATGTCAAGGGGGAAATCACATTTTTTTTGCGATTTTTGCAAAGAAAATCGCGCACCTTTCGATGCGCGACCGCCTTATTCCGCGCTCTGGATTTTCCGCTCCGCGTTACCAATCACGCGGAAGACGTGCTGCTCGGAATACGCCAGATTGTAGCTGATTTCCCGGACGCTCCGCCCCTCCAGATACCGCATCCTCATGCACTGCACTTCCAGCGGACTTTCCAGCGCATCAACCAGCGGCGCAAGCTCTTCGCGCATCTTGCACAACTCGTCCCAGATTGCTTTCTTGCGCTCCAGCGCCTCGACGCGATACAGCAACCCTTCCTCCGTGCTGTTCATGCTTCCGCCCCCTCGCGGCGCGTCGCTGATTGTCCGCGTCAGCTTCTGCGCCCGGATTCGCGCCTGTTCCGCGCGCAAGCAAGCCATAGGATACCGCCTGATGAGATACCGCATCCGCTTTAAGTCAACCATTTTCCCCTCCCGCAACCGCCCCACGATTATTTTACCCCTTCAAACGCCTTTACAATCGCTGTATACAGCGCCGGACGAATCTGACCGCTCATTAGCTCCGTGTACAGCATATCTTGTACCTTCTCGATTGCCCCGTTTGCCTCCTTCTCGCCGTTTAGCCTCCTGATTGCGTCCTGCGTCGCCCTGACTTTGTAGGCATCGTGGCGGCTTTTGCATCCGCGCGAAACGTTCCCCGCAAGCCGCTTGACGTTCTTTTCCAGCTCTTTCTCCAGCCAAAAAGAGTAGCGGATGTCGTCGGTGTCCAGCATCTTCTCACTCTCCGTTCATGTATCGCATAATCGCATCAATCGCTTCTTGGCAGCCCTTTGCCACTACGCAACGGTAGCCCTCGGCAGTCAGCATCTTCATGCGCTCTTTCTGCGATGTCGATACCGTCCCGCCCTTCCGCCGCTTCATCTCGATAAAAAGCCCGTGTTCACGTCCGTTGGAGACTGGCAGGAAGATGTCCGGCACTCCTGCACGCGTCCCGGTTCGCTTCATCCTCGTGGCGGTTGCCTTGGCGCGATAACCGCCGTTCGGGATGGCGAACATCCCTTTCAGCCACGGCTTCGTTGCGCTTTGAGTCTCCGCCCAGCGGAAAAGGGCTTCCTGCTCTTCGTCCTCCGTCGGGATTATATCGGCATAAAGAGAACGCCGTGTAGTCCGCACTTTGGATTTGTACATTTTAGCCATGCGCCTCCTTGCACGTCAATCGTAGCGTATCGCTTCATCACTGCGTTGCACACCGGACAGATTGTCAGTGCAAGTGCATTCAGCCATTCTTGCTTTTCGACCATGCTGCACCTCCTCTCTGCGCCTTCATGCACATTGCCGCAACCTGCACATCTTCACAAGCCAGCAGACACAAAAGACCGATAACCGTCATTGTCATCCCCCCAACCACGCCGCAAGCGCATCCGCTCCGGCGTACACAAGAATCGAAATGATACAGTTGACGAGCGCCAGCAGAATGTAAATGTACCACGGGCGCGTTTCCTTCGCCAGCAGGAAGCCCGTCACTCCCAAACCAATCATCGTGCCGAAAAGCACCGCCTCGGGCAGCGTCACAGTTTTCATCAGCTTTCCTCCCTTACGTCTCAATCTGCGCCTTTGCCAACTCAATTGCCAACAGGTACGTCCTTTCATGCTTTGTCCCGGCGTGGACTTGCTTGACTTCTGCGGAAAAGTCGTCAATCGAGCCGCTGAAGCATCCGCAGGAAACGTATATTCCGCCATCCGTGCCGCGATAAAAGGTAGTTGTATCGTCACGGCTACCGATTGCGCCGATGGTGATGCAATCAGACGACTCCATTACACGCGCATTTCCCCTCACCCACGCATTTCCTGTCACGCGCGCCTCGCCTGTCACCAACGCCTTTCCCGTCACCCATGCCGAACCCGTCACACACGCAGAACCTGTCACCAACGCCGCGCCCGTCACCCACGCCGAACCCGTCACCCATGCCGAACCCGTCACCCACGCCTCGTCAGCGACCCACGCCGAACCTTCCTGAGACAGATTTCTCTCCGCCTCAATCCAGCCGCCCAAGTCGCCTGCCTTCACGTCATGCAACGGAATATCAATCAGCGCACGGATGCGATGCAGAATCTTTCCGCCGATTTCTTTTGTTTCGGCCGTCAGTTCATACTTTTTCATTTTTGTTTTTACTCCCATGGCGTATTCGCCATCTCTTCCGGCGTGGGCTTCCGCGACCAGCAGCGCCACGTCTCGCCGTAGGTGTAATCGGCGTACCATGTGCGTCCGCCGTCGAAATATATGCGATGGCTTTTAGGTTCCCAGTATGACACAATTCGCGCACGGGCGCACGGCTCGTCGTCCCCGTTGTTATCTTCAATCCATACGAGCGTTCCTGCACCTACCGCAAGCTCTGCGAGGGCCAGCACCCGGTTTTTGTACTCATTCATCTTCCTTCGTCCTCCCACGGCGTGTTTTCCCGCTCGTTTTTCGTCGGCTTGCGCCGCCAGCACCGCCAAAGGCTTCCATAGTCTTTCTCGTTTTGTTTACCCCCACCGCCAATGCCAGAAAATTCGAACAATATTTTCGAGCCATCCATCTCCAAGTCGGTAACGATGGCATATCCTTCATAGCCCTCTCTATATTCCAAATACATCACAGTTTCCTGCTCTGTGTTGTAGTCGTCACATGCAGTTATCAACACTTCATCCAGCGTCAGCACCCGGTTTTGTCCTTGCCAGCGCGACATTGCTGCTATGTAAGCACCGACTTTCGTGTGCTTCGCAGGGCTGTGGATGCCACACAACGGAGTATTGCATTGGTACCAGTACATTCTTTCTTCGTCCGCGAACAGTCCGAACAGCACGTCCTCGTTGTCCTCCAAGCGCATTTCCGCGTCGCAGTACGGACAGCGCGGAGCTTGTTTCTTTTCATTATTCATCCTCTTCATCCTCCTTTGGCGCGTCTGGGCATGGCATCCAGTGCGTGATGCTCACAGGCTTGTTGTCGTACATTTCGTCCAAAAACTCCTTTGTATCTGGACGAAAATACAGCGATGGATAGTCCCACCTGCTCTCTATATCAAATCCGATGACGTGCATTCCCTCTGCCGGAAGTGCCTTGTCCACGGACACCCATCCCGGCGCACGGCGATTCCACTTCTTCATTGCCTTTTCCAGCGTTTTTCCTGCTGCAATGGCTTGCCTACACGCAGTGCATTCGCAAAACCAACTGCCGAAAAAATAATCAGGTTCTACCAGTTCGATTTTTCGTCCCCCACAGAACGGGCACGGTTTAAGTTTATAATCCTGCATTCTTCTTTCTCCTTTCGTCGTTGTTCCACGCTCTCACGGCTTCCGTCTTTGTCCTTTTCGTTCTCCCTGCCCATCCGCAGCGTATGCACATCACCCACCACCCGTTTCCGCCGAGAATTGTATGCCACATTTCGGTATTCTCGCGTCCGCAATTCGGACAAGGTAGCCTTTTTAGTAACATTGCGCACCATTACCCCCTAAACTTGTTGATATAGCGGCGACCTCTTGCGTAATCCAGCTCTTAAAGGTTTTTGCTTCGGGCTTGCTGCTACCGAGAACGAGAGCATACAGACCGCTTTCGCTGACGCAAGCCAATTTGCGTTCTTGGAACGTTCCGTCCGAGCTGGTATGCGTTAAACGCACTGTAACTCTTTCGTCCTTATCAAGGCGGCGCGTCGCTGTTGGGTCGATGTCCAGCGCTCGACAAATGTCAATCGTCACAAACCACAGTCTTGGTTCTCCCTCTTCGACGAACACTCGGATGTTTCCAAACTGTTCGCTCTCCAAAATGATGATTTTGTGCATGACTTCCATCCTCCTATTCCTTTTTAAGGCAAGTATATCGCATGTGCGGCTTGTCGAAGCCCAGATGCACAAGCCCCGTTGCGCCGTTTCGATTCTTCCTGATTCGGCACGTCTGCCACGTCAACCCGTTTGCTTGGCAATTGTGGTATATCTGCCATCTGTCGCTATTCGCGTCCTGCGGCTCTTCTGGCTCATGCAAGATAAGAAACACGTTCGCGTCCTGCTCAATCGCGCCGCTGTCTCTCGCTTGTGACATATCCGGCTCGCTTCTTGTCGCCTTGCCGAATCCCTTCTCGCTTTCGCGGTTGAATTGCGTCATACACAGCAGCGGAACGCCTAAATCCATCGCCATCAGCTTTAACTCGCGGCTGATTTGCGTGACTTCCTCCGTGCGGTTTCCGCATTTATCGTCGGCTCGCATGAGTTGGATGTAATCAACTACAATCAGGCTCAACCCCTGCTTACTTGCTTTCATCTTTGCCGCTGCGTTGCGGATTTGGAGGGGCGTGACCGCTCGCTCCTCAATTGTGACTGGTAAATTTGCAAGCACCTGATAGCAGGGTGAAATCTGCGCGAAATCCTCCAATTCCATCTTGCCTGTGGAGATTTTCTGTAAGTCCACGCCTGATTCATTCGCCATGAACCGCGCCGCAATTTCTACCGGGTTCATCTCCAGCGACACGAGCAGCACCCCGCCACCGTGTTCCGCAACGTACTTCGCCATGCAGATAGCAAGTGACGTTTTACCGACACCCGGACGTGCACCGATGTAGATTAGCTGTCCCGGCTTAAAGCCGCCGAGCATCACGTCAAGGTCTGCGATTCCGCAAGTTACGCCATCCTTCTTGTCGAAAGAATTCGCAAGCATAAGCGACGCTTCGTGCATCGTCACCCCGTCGTTGATAGCTGTTGATGACTGCGCCGCCGTTGCACAATCCGCTTGAAGAGCTGCAACCGATACGCCGGGATTGCCTACATCTTGCAGGATTTTTTTTGCCAGCGCCGCAAGCTCGCGGCGTTTCGCGCACTCCGCCAAAATCGCTATATACTGCCGGGACATGATTGGCGAAATGCCCATCTGTACACACTGCATCAAGAGGGCGGTATCTTGGAAGTCGCATTGAACTTCTGCATCCAGCGTTACAAGGTCAACGCTTTTCCCCTGCTTCACAAGGCGCATGATTCCGCGCTGACAGGCTTGCGTCTGCTTTAAGCCAAAGAGTGCATCAGGCAGTGCGGCAACCTCTTGCGCTACGATTGCATCCTGCATCGCAAGCCCAATCAGGCTCTTTTCCGCGTCCTCGTTGATGTATGCGTCCATCTTTAACTACTCCACGCTCTCGCTAATTCTTCCAGCTTTGTCCGTACCTCTGGATGCTCCATTGGCTGTTTTTTGACGCAACTCATGAATACATCTCTCTGTTTGATTTTCGGCGGTTCGGGCCCTTCAATTTCATCTGTGCTATTGATAAACCTTATCGGGTGCTTTTCCGCCTCAATCCGCGCTTGCTCTCGTCGCTCTTTCTCCTGTTTCTCTTTCGCGCGTCCATTGATTACACCCTTGAGGTATCGGATGTTAGGCTTCCCAGATTCTCCGGCGATTTTCACGCATTCCAGCACTTCTTCCGTGCCGTTGTCCGCCACAAGCTGGTTGATATTGTCCATCGTCGCCGTTGTGTCGGGGAATCCTTGCCGTTTCGCTTCGTCCAGCACCTCGTTTGTTCCTTGCTGAATTTCTGCGGCTTCTTCGTCGCTGATGAAGGGTGCAGGGATATGTGCTTCGGGCTTTTTCTCTGGTTCGGGGTTGAGCTGCGCCTGTGCCGATTCGGGCTGCTGAATTTCTTCTGCCTTTGTTTTCTTCGGGCGACCACGTCCGCCAGCCTTGCCACCTGCGGAACGCACCTCGTGAATCTTGCAGATTTTATCGCATTCTCGCAACAGCGCAAGGTACAAAAACGCCGCGTTTCCCTCCGGCTCGACATCCTCACCCGTCGCCACATAATCAAGAATGGCTTTAAGCGCACGTCCGGCTTCTTCGTCGGAAAGTCTCGCGATTTCCCGGCGCATGGCTACTTGCACAGGCACATACTCAAGCTCCATTTACTTTCTCCCTCCGTTAAAACGGCAAATCCTCGTTGTATACCGGGGTGTACTGCGGCGCGGGCGGTTGAGCCGTCTCATGCGCCGTCTGCGGTGCATCCTGTTTCGCGCTGTCCAAAAACTCAACATCCTGCGCGAAAACTTCCAGCGTCGCGCGTGTGCTTCCATCGTTGGCGGTGTATGTGCTGACGCTGACGCTGCCAATCACACACACCTTGCGTCCCTTGGCAAGGTACTTTTGGCACGTTTCCGCTTGTTTGTCCCAGACGGACACGCGGAAGAAGTCTGCTTCCGCCTTTTCACCCGGTTTCGCGCGGCGATTGACCGCAACCGTGAAGTTGGCGACGCTCTTGCCGCTCTGCGTCGTGCGCAACTCAACGTCCCGCGTCAGATTCCCGATGATTGCCAGCTTGTTCATTGCTTTTCCTTCCCAGCTTGTACAGCTTAGCTATTTTTTCGTCGATTTTTACGGGCTGAATGTGGTACTTCTCGTCGAAATCCGCCTGTGCCATCGTGTGGCATTCCGTGTGATGTACCCGGCAAAGCGGTTCGCACGTCAGCCCGATATGATTGATTTCCGTGCGGTCTGCTCCCATGCCCACGCGCTCCCAGTGATGGAGGTCTGACGGTCTGCGTCCGCAGACAGCGCACTGCTTGTGCATCACGCAAGCGTAGATGTACGCGCCGATGTCCTCCGCGTACTCCACAAGCGGCTGTTTTGTCGGGATGTCGTTTACCACGCAAAACTCCACAAGCCAGTCGATGTAAAGCCGTGCGGTTGTCATATCCACGTCGGACAGGCTGAATGCCTTAATTGCCTCCGCTTGTAGCCTGTCAATCCGCGCTCGCAGGAACTCCGCCTTGAGCATCGTGTTGAGGTCGCTTTTGTCCCCCTGTCCGATGTATCCCGTCGCTGCTGCTATTTCGCCAATCAGCGCCCACGCCTTGCGCCGCTGCTCTGGACTAATTGTGCGGCAGTCCTGCCATAGCACCGTGACGGTATCCGATAGGTTTTCCGCATCGGGGCGGGCAGTCTGGATTGTCAGGCTGCCCGGTTGCTCGATGACCTTGCCGATTGTCGCAATCATGGCTCACTCCACGGCTCGCGTTTGGTTTCTTCTCGTGTCGGCTCTTTCTCCCAGCATCGCCACTTTGTGCCGTAGTCCTCTGTGTAAACGTAAAATGTACCAATGCCGATGTTGTAAGGTATAACCCACCACTGGTATGCATCCGTTTTTAGCCATGCGCGAATCGGGATGTTGGCTCGCAGTTCCAGCCAAACGCGCGCCGTCTTCTTGTTTTGCGCGCTTGCTTCGGCAACCGTCAGAACGTGGTTACGCGGCTTAGTCGTCATCGTCACTTTCTTCCTCCCTTGGCGGAAATTCTGAATCGCACGTCGGGCAATGAAGCCGCATCGAGTACAACGTATTGCATTTCATCGTCGCAGTACGGGCAGCGTGGGAACATCTCGTTTTTATTTTTCACAGCTTTTCCACAACCTTCTCCATGCGTTCTGTGTTGAGTTTGTGATAGTGCTTGCCGATACTCCTGCGCTTTACGGATTTTTTTCTCTATTTGCCAAATAATACTTGCTACTATATTCCTGATGTTTTTCTCTATTCTCGCGATATTTCGCAAGCACCTGTTCTCTGTGCGCCCAATAATATTCGCGATGCCGCTTTTGCAGTTCTTCCTTTCGCGATTGGTAGTAAGCCTGTTGATATTGTCGACGCGCCATTCCGCGTTCAGTCATCCGCGTCAACTCGCTTTCCAGTGATAAATTCCGCTCTCGGCAGCGTCTCAATCCATGCGCAGAACGCCCTCCATTCCGGCAGACGGTGATTCTTGCGCTGCTGGTAGATGGTTTTAAGCTGCCGGTAGTTGGTGGTCATCCGCGCCGTCAGCCGCAAGCCAACAGGCACGTTGTAGAGGACTGCAAGATACCGTTCCGGCGTTGGGGCTTCCTTGTACTCCTCAACCAGCTTTTCCACAAGCTCGATTGTTTCCCGGCGAACGTAGTCGATGCATTGCTCGTCGATGTCCATGCTTGTTATGCGGTGCATTGTGGACTGGCTCGATACAAAATCCAGAAAATGATACCGTTCCGCTTCCACCCACGCCTTTACGGTAAACGTGAGGTCGAACTGCACGACAATCCCCGTTAAAAACTGGTCGTGTCCGCTCCCCGTCTGGCAGTTTGCAAGCGCCATCGTCCGCTCTGTGACTTCCGCGCTGCAATTCTCCGTGTCGGTTGCCATCGGATAGCGGCTTGCCTTTACGCTCGACACAAGCCCCATGATTTCAACGTTGCTGACTACATTCATCGTCTTTCCCCTTTCTCGATTTGCTCCACCATGTCAAACGGGTCATCGAAATCCAGCCGGATTCCCGTCTTTTCCAACACATCATCAATCAATTCGGCTGTTGTGAAGTACGCGCCGGGTTGCAGATACTTTTGCGTTGCTGTCAGCATCCGATGAATCCGCTGTGCGCCGAAACCAAACTCCTCTTTCATTGCAAGGCACATTCCGGCGAAAATCATCTTGATTGCGTGGCGTTCCGCGTCCTTCGCTCCTCGCTCATACTCACGTTCGTAGCCTCCCCGCGCCCTCATGATGCTCTGCGTGGCGTGGGTCATGTCCCGCGCCGCTCTTCTGCGTTCTGCTCGATTCATCACGATGCCTCCCGAAAATTAGCTTTCACCGCATCCATCAGCGCTTTTGCGTCCGCCAGCGTCATTTTTTTCGTCGGAATATTGCGGACGATGTTTGCTTCCACAAGCGCGGCACGAACTCTGCCTAACTCCTGCATATCCATGCCGATGTTGCTGCATTCGCGCATGATGTAGTTCGTCGGCGTTTCTGCCGGGTTCTCTGCCGGCTTGCTCTGCGGCTTCGGCTGCTCCGGCTTCTTCGGCGGCTCGTGCTTTGTCTCGTAGCTTTCACCGTCCGGGTCGGTCATTTCTTCCGTCGGAATGCAAAACACTTGGAAAAGCGCGTACTTGTAAGCAATCGCCATTGCCTTGTTGCTTGCTTTGTCGCCGCTGTCCATGCCCTCGCCCAACGTCACCGCCTCGACAAAGCTTCCGTCGGTGGTGTAGAAGCGGAACGCGATTTTGAGGAGGCTGTAACGCAGTTCTCCGCCGTTCGACGTTATCTTGTTTTCTCGTGCCTGCTCCAAAACCTGTGGAACAGTGAAAATCTTGTTTTTCGTCAGGATAGGCTTCAACGCGTTCATCACATCGTCGATGCCGCGGAACTTGAAGCCCTGCTTCTGATTGTACTTGTCCTTGGCGATTGCGGAAATGTCCGCCATCGCTGCGCTAATTGCGGCGTAAATCTGCCCGTTTTCCATGCTCGTTCCTCCTGTCAGCACTCGTACCATCTCTGATACTGTTCGTTGATGTACTTCTCCCAGCGCCAATCCTCTCCTGTTCGATTGGCTTCATCAACCCTTCGCACTGGCTTCCTGCACCCGCGCGGCACTTCGTCCGTCTGGCTGCATCCACAGTCGCAGCGCTCTCCGCTATCCAGATATGCCCCGCACAGGCAGCAGCGTCTTGTCATTTTGCTCACCCCTTCTGCACCGCGAAAATCGGGTCGCGCGGAACAATTTTGATACCGGGTACGACTTCGCCCGTAATTTCCTCAATCGCCTGTCCGTTGTTTTCTACAAACAACCCTTTCAGCGCCGTCCATTTCAGCTTCGGCACGTTCTCCACGCAGGACGGCGCATTCTCGGCACACCACGCGATAATCTGCGCATCGTCGCGCTCGTACTCCGGCGCTTGCGCCTTGCGGACCAGAACGCCGCTCGGCAGCTTGTACTTCTCGCTGGTCTTCGTCGCTTTGTGCGGAACAGTCTCGAAGTAGCTTTCCAGCATGGCGGTGAAGTAGGCAATCCGTTGCTGCGTAGTCTGCTCTACTCGGTCGCTTTGCTTTTTGTAGTACTCCTTCCACATCTTCGCGGCGTTTTCTGTTTCCATGATTTTACGCACCGCCCAGTCCGCCTTTTGGTCGTTGTCGATGATGAAACGCGCGCTTTCTTCCTGCTCGGTTTCCTCGATTTCTTCAATGTCGTCGGTGATAAACTGCTCCATATATGTTGACTTCCTTTCGATTTTGTGTTAGAATGGCAGTGGCTTAACCGCCACATTACCCTTTCTGTCTGCTCGTGTTCGCGCTTTGTACCCGCGGCACGGGCGCTTTTTTTATGCCCGTCTCCGGGCAATTGTGCCGTCAGGGTTCATCAGTCCGCGCGCCACAAGGTCATTGCGCTTCTTCCGCTGGCGGATGACCTCGTTCTCCTGCTCCTGCGTCGGGTAACGCTTGCGCCGCTCCATCTCCTGCTCAAAGTCGCTGACCGTTACGCGGATGGTTTCGTGCGCCTTTCCGCCGATGCAGATGTGCGGCATTTCGCGCATGAATTTCCGGGCGCTCTCCTTGCTGATGCAGAGAATTTCGGCGACGCGCTCGGTGTTGAGGTACTGCGTCATTTCGCGCCACCTCGCTTCTCTATTCTCGCAAGCGTGTCCGTCAGACAGGCGATTGCCTTTCGCAGAACCTCATCGTACTTATCTCGGTTAATCGGGTTATCAATGCGCCCGTCTTCCGACACGTCGCGCTCAATTGCGCTTTGCAATCCCATCACGTCCTCAATCGCGAACCGTCCTCGGAGAACGCTCCCCGCCGTCGTTGTCTCATCTACGCCGCGATAATGTCGGCGGTAGCTATCGCAGTTGGATAACATCCACTTGTGCCACAATCCCGGCGCTTTGTAGGCGATTTCCAGTCTATCAACGTCGTCTGGCGACGGGAACGCTTCGCCTCGCTCCCAGCGTCCAATCAGGGCTTCACAAACCCCGATTTCGCTTGCGATTTGCCACTGCCGGATACCTGCATTTTCTCGTGCTTTCCGCAGCTCATTCCCTCCAAATTCGGTCATTTATTTCACCCCCTTCTGTGTTATCATTTCAGTAGGCGCAAGGGTGAAAGCCGTCGCGATTACCTCCGCGATGAAATTGCCCTGTGCGTCAATTTCCCCCGCCTGATACCGCCCCGTCTCGGACAATGCGCGGCTATACGCCCGCTCGAACGTTAGCTTGGTGATGTCGTCCGGCGTGTTGATGCCCGCCATGTTACAAACAGCGTCGTAGACAATCCGCTTTGCGACGCTGTCTCCCAGATGGTTGCGAATCTGCTTGACGATTACCGCATCGACTGGACACCACCGCAGCCCCTCGCCTTCCTCTGGCTGCATCGTTACGCCGGTTGCTCGTTGGAAGTCAGTCATTTTGATTAGCCTCCCTCAGTTGCTTTGTTTTGGCAAGCAGCTTGTCCATCGCGCTCTCATACGCTCTGTAAACGGCATTCGCGTTGTGGTAGCGGTCTTTCCATTCGTCCCCGATGCTGCATCGTTGGAACATTTCCTTGTGCTTTTCTTTCCGCCCAACTCGCGTACTATACACGATTTCGTTCCAGACGCGGCTTGCAAAACTTTTGCTGTCGCATACCATGTCAAGATTGCGGATGATTTCGGTTGCATTGCGAATCAGCACTTCGTCGACCATGTTCGCTTCCCAGATTGCCGCCCGCGCCTCTGCGTTTGGAACGACCTTTTCAGGAATCACAAGCATTACCCTTCCCCCCCCTTAGACGGCAACCGCCGTCTTGTCCATCTCGTACTTAACCGCCAACAGCAGGGCTTCCATCACGGCTTCATATGCGCTGTATGCTTTGTTGATGTCGTCCCAGCCCCCCA